CGAATAGTCCGGGTTAGGGGCCGCATCTTCCGCTGTCAAGGCACCCACACGGCGGGCTGGCTTGCTTGGCGCTCCTCGGTCGGCCTGTCCCCCTCCTCGGCCCTCAACCCCCCTTTGTCCTTCGGGGACGTGCGTCCCGGCCCGGGGCTCGCGCCAACCCCCCGAGGAGGCAAGCGGGTGTTTCGGCATGACGCCCTCGCCAAGGGCCGATACAGGCGAGTCCCTTCGCGATGGGAGACCGAGTTCGGCCGGTGGGTCGCCGAGTTCGGCGTCCCGCGCATCGTATCTGCGCTCGCTCGCGATCCGGACCTGCGGGTCACGAACCATTCGATCTACCACTGGCTGAAGGGGTTCGCGCCGCGTCCGGACCGCGCGATGGCCCTCGTCGAGCTCTCGGGTGGCCGGATCAGCCTGGAGGCAATCTATCGGCACTGCCACCAGGTCCGGCAGGCCGGCAAGGAGCGGCTGGCCCTATGAGAATCGATCTCCGCATCGACTCCGCCGTCCTCGTCCTTCGTCTTCGCAACGGCCAACGCCGGCTCGCCTACGCGGTCGTGAACGCCATCAACAACACTGCGAAGCGGATCCAGGACGCCGAGCGCCGGCGCGTCGAGGAGGAGTTCATCGTCCGGAAGAAGGAGTTCATCCGGCGTGAAGCCGCCATCATCAAACCGTTCGCCAACGTGCGCCAGGCTCGTGCCTACGCCGAGATCGGGGTCGGGCAGAAGCCACGCCTCCTGCTGTCCGCGTTCGAGCGCGGAGCCGAGCGGAAGCCGTTCACGCCCACTGCCGAGCGCGTCGCCGAACCCGTGGTCGGAGGACCGGCCCGTCCTCGCTTCGCTGCGCCGGTCACGCCCGAGCTCCGCGTCGGAAAGCTCCGGTTCGATCGCACGAAGATCGGCCGCCGGCGCGCGGGTGTCACGCGAACGAAGACCTACCTCGTGGCGAAGGTCGGCATCTTCCAGCGCATCGGGCCCGCCGCGACGCGCGCCGTCTACCTCTTCACGCGCGGCAAGAAGCTCGCGCCGCGTCTTCGGTTCGTGGAGACCGCCGAGAAGGAAGTGGACAAGTGGTTCGGCGAGGAGATGGAGCGCGAAGTCGTCAACGCGATCGCGAGGGCGAGAGGGAGAGGGGTGTGAAGAATCCGATCGTCAAACGGAAGCGATCGCGTAACAGCGGTTCCTTTCAGCACTTACATGGGGTGCCGGCGACGCCCGGCTTTCCGATGGTGGGAGAAAGATGAAACAAGTTTCCGGCCGTTCCAAGCGTTCCAGGCGTAAGGGGCCCCAGTCGCCCGCAAAGCAGGCAGCGGTCGGCGCCACTGGGACCGCCAAGGGGTCCGCGAAGGTCACCGATTCATCGATCCGCCTGCCCGGCAAGCTCGAGCACTGGCCCATCGACCGCCTCCGCCCCTATGAGCGGAACCCGCGGACGCATAGTCCCGAACAGGTCACGAAGATCGCGGCGAGCCTTCTCGAATTCGGGTGGACGAACCCGATCCTCGTGGACGGCGAGGCCGGGATCATCGCGGGCCACGGGCGGCTGCTCGCTGCTCGCGAACTCGGCATGAAGACCGTCCCGGTGATCGAGCTCTCACACCTGACCGAAGCCCAGAAGCGCGCGTACATCATCGCGGATAATCGTCTGGCACTCGACGCCGGCTGGGACGAGAACCTCTTGGCCGAGGAACTCAAGGCGCTCGAGGGCCTCGACTTCAACCTCGAGCTGACTGGCTTCAACCTCGACGAGCTGCACGACCTGCTCGAGGACGAGACGGCCGAGGAGGTCGCCGCGCCAGAGCCGCCGGAGGACCCCGTCTCGCGCCTGGGCGACTTCTGGATCCTCGGCGACCACCGCCTCCTGTGCGGGGACTCCTCCGATCCCGCGGCCGTCGATCGGCTTCTCAGCGCCGCCAAGGTCCACCTCGTGAACACCGATCCACCCTACAACGTGAAGGTCGAGCCGCGTTCCAACAACGCGATCGCCGCCGGGCTCTCCTCGTTCCAGATGACGGCCTCCGCGCAGCTCGCACGAGCACAGGCGCGCGGGATCGAGGCCAAGCCCACGGCCTCCGCCAAGAAGAAGTCAAAGGCTGTCGAGGCATCCGATGCTCGCGGCATGCACCACCAGGGCTTCGACCTCGCTCGCCACAAAACGAAGTCGAAGGCGACGGGGCGCATGCGCCCGAAGGACCGGCCGCTTGCGAATGACTTCATTTCCGATGAGGCCTTCGACGCCCTCCTCCTGGCGTGGTTCGGCAACGTCGCCCGCGTGCTCCTCCCGGGGCGCTCGTTCTACATCTGGGGCGGGTACGCCAACGTTGCCAACTACCCGGCCGCGCTCAAGGCCGCCGGCCTCTACTTCAGCCAGTGGGTCATCTGGGATAAGCAACATCCCGTCCTCACGCGGAAGGACTTCATGGGGGCGCACGAAGTCTGCTACTACGGATGGCGCGAGGGCGCAGCGCATCAGTTCTTTGGTCCCGCGAACATCCCCGATCTCTGGGCCGTGAAAAAGGTGACTCCCCAGGCCATGATCCATTTGACCGAGAAGCCCGTCGAACTCGCGCGGCGTGCCATCCAGTACTCGTCGAGACCTCACGAGAACGTGCTCGATCTCTTCGGCGGCAGCGGGAGCACTCTGATCGCTGCGGAGGAGTTGAGCAGACGCGCGTTTCTCATGGAGCTCGACCCCGCCTACACGGACGTCATCGTGCTCCGGTGGCAGGAAGCCACGGGCCGGAAGGCCGTCCTGGACGGAGACGGTCGCGCCTTCGAGGACGTCGCCGCGGAGCGCAAGGGCCGCTCAGGTGAGTAGCCCTTGGCTGGCAAGCCGAAGCGGAAGCTGATCTCGCAGCGCGAGTATGCCCGACGTCGCGGTATCTCGCATGTCGCCGTCCAGCGCGCTGTCAACGCCGGCCGGATCTCGATGATTGACGGGAAGATCGATCCCGATGCGGCTGACCGCGAGTGGCGTGAGAACACCGATCAGAGCAAGCCGCGGAACCGCATCACGGGAAGGCCCAAGCATGCGCGCCCACCGGGAGAGCCCTCAGTCCCGATGGACTTCGGGATCCCTGACGAGGCCTCGGGCGGCAATGGGACCGCGAGCGGCTACGCGAAGGCACGGGCTGCCCGGGAGCTCTACTTGGCGCAGCTCGCCAAGATCGAGCTCGACGAGAAGCGCGCCATCCTCGTGCGGGCCGACGAGGTCCGGGTCGGCGCTTTCAACATGGCGCGCAAGGCGCGCGACCAGCTGATCGCCCTCCCCGAGCGCGTCGCAGCCATCCTCGCGGCCACCGAAGACGCCGCCGAGGTGCAGCGCATCCTCGAAGAAGAGATCGAACGGATCTGCCAGGAGATCACGGATGCAGAACGGCCGTGACGTCTACGAGACCGCCTATCGTGCGGGCTGGCGTCCGGAGCCGCGGCTCTCCGTGAGCACCTGGGCCGACGAGCACCGCGTGCTCGGGAACCGCGCCGGCCACGCGGCAATCCACTGGCGCACCGCGACAACGCCCTACCTGCGCGAGATCATGGACGCCCTCGGACCTCATTCGCCAGCGCGGCGGGTCGTCCTCATGAAAGGATCGCAGCTCGGCGGCACCGAGTGCGGGAACAACTGGCTCGGGTTCATCCTGCACCACACTCCGGGACCGATCTTGGTGGTACGTCCCACCGTCGAGGAGGCCCGGCGCTTCAGTCGACAGCGACTCGACCCCATGATCGCGACTACTCCCGTGCTCCGCGAGCTCGTGACGGAATCGCGTTCCCGTGACGGCGGGAACAGCCTCCTCATCAAGGAGTTTCCTGGCGGCGTCCTCTTCCTGACCGGATCGAACTCCGCGACTGGCGTGAAGTCGATGCCGATCCGATGGCTCTTCTGCGACGAGATCGACGAGTACCCCGGTGATGTGGATGGCCAGGGAGACCCGATCGCGCTCGCCGAGAAGCGAACCACCGGCCCCACCTACTCCCGCCGCAAGGTCTTCCTCGTCTCTACACCGACGATCAAGGGCATCTCGCGGATCGAGCGGGAGTTCCTCGCCTCGGACCAACGGCGCTACTTCGTCCCCTGCCCGCACTGCGGCGCCTTCGACTGGATTCGATGGGAGAATATCCGCTGGACCGAGGGCGATCCGAAGAGCGCCGCTCTCGCTTGCATCGCGTGCGGTGCTCTCATCGAGGAGCGGTTCAAGGTGGAGATGCTCGCCCGGGGCGAGTGGCGCCCGACCGTGCCAGGGAACGGCGAGACGATCGGCTTTCACATCTCGAGCCTCTATTCCCCGCTCGGTTGGCTCCCCTGGTCGGCGGCCATCGCCGAGTTCCTCGAGGCGAAGGAGAACCCGCTGCGCCTCAAGAACTGGGTCAACAGCATGCTCGGGGAGACCTGGGAGGAGCGCGGCGACACGGTCGAGCCCGAGGGTCTGCTCGCCCGGGCGGAGCGATACGCCGCCGAGGTCCCGAGGGGCGTCGGGGTTCTGGTCGCGTCGGTGGATGTGCAGGGAGATCGCCTCGAATGCGCCGTCAAGGGATACGGCGCCGGCGAGGAGTCCTGGCTCATCGCGTTCTCGCAGTTCCATGGCGACCCCGGTCGCGAGCAGGTCTGGCTCGATCTCGACCGCTTCCTCCGGCAGGAGTTCACGCACGAGAGCGGGCAGAAGGTCCCGATCGCCTGCGTCGCCGTCGACAGCGGCGGTCACCACTCCGAACAGGTGTACCGATTCTGCCGGGCGCGGACCGACCGGCGCGTCTTCGCCGTGCGCGGCGGCGCCGAGCGCGGCAAACCCGTGGTCGGCAGGCCGAGCGAGCACAACCGGTACCGCACGAAGCTCTTCACGCTCTGCGTCGACACCGCGAAGGAGATCGTCTTCTCGCGGCTGCGGATCGGCGGCCCCGGTCCCGGCTACTGCCACCTGCCCGAGTGGATCGATCCCGAATACGTGGCGCAGCTCACGGCCGAGAAGGCCGTCCGGCGCTGGGTGAAGAACCGCGGCACGGTCCGGGAGTGGATCAAGACGCGCGAGCGGAACGAGGCGTTGGACCTCGAGGTCTACTGCCTCGCGGCGCTCTACATCCTCGGGCCCACGTTCGTGAGATCTCTGCCCGAGCGGGCGACCGCCCTGGCCCGGTCGGTCGACGTGCCGGCGGTGAAGGATCCCGCGCCGGCGCTCCCCGTGGCGAGGCGGCGCGGGTGGATCGACGGGTGGCGGGGATGACCGCACCTGCCGCCCGGTGGGCCC